GATCTGCTGTTTCCAGCCGTTTGTAGAAGTGTCGTACGTGATCACTTCTTGAGAGTCGCTGCTAGAGCTAATGCCAGCGTTCGACAGGTTCTTGATTTCGGTCAGACCAGTGCTAGCGGTCGGCGCTGTCGAAGAGCTTGTCCCCTTCTTTGCGTAGAACTTGTAGCCAAAAGCGTTGAAGAAGCCCATCCCTAGGCGGATTGCATTTCTCTAGGTTCCCTCAGGTCACATCCTCGGCTTCCAGCAGCTCCATCGGCGTAGGACGTGGGCATTGGTGGGCTTCCCACTCGTTCTGTTCGTGGTACATCCCGGACGTTGCAGCCAGCGCCAGGCGCAACTCGTCTCTACTGGCATCCAAGAGCCGCATTACCTCGCCAATGCTGTGGCCCTGCGCTGCCAACTTCCGCGCCGCCTGGCCAAGCTGCCTTACGCGCGGGGGTGCTTTCACATGCCAGTTGTGATCGCGTATGAAGTGCGTAATCGCTCCATCACAGAACCGGGTGAGCAGAGTTGAAAACTTGAAGCCCAGGCTTGGGTCAAACGCTCGGCAGGTTCTCAAAAAAGCAACGTCGATGCAGCTATAAACGTCCAGCTTGTCGACCGAGGGATACTTCCGGCAAAACTTGAAGCCCAAAAGCCTGATCAGGCCTTGGTGTTCGACGTACATCTTGCCGAAACGCCGCTGCTCTTCTTTCGTCAACGGCTTGGCTAGGTGCGATGCACTCCGCCGCTTTGGCTTGACCTGAGCGCCTTCAAAATCTAGAGATGGCTGCTCATACGTCTCCATACGGCAAGGCTACTAGCCCTAGCCTCGGATAACAGGGACCATCCGGCTACGACCCGCAGGCACACTGCTGGTAGTCAGGCAGCCCAAAATAGCTGCCAAATGCGGCATTACAGAAAGCGGTGTTTTTAGTGTGATCCCACTACTTGTAGCTTGATCACGCCATTCAAGCTCGATCACGTCAAGCTTCAGGCGACGCAAATCACGGTTTGGCACACCAGGCACTAATTCGCCTGGCGTCCCACCGCCGCCGGCACTAACTCCAATGCCGGTGATTAAGCCAGGGCTGTTCAGAAGGCCTTCAGCCAGGTCAAAGGTCGCAAGCTCGATCTCGCGCGGGATCGTCGCGTTGTCATAGGACTTTTCGCCACACTTCGCGCCATCACGCGGCCACCCAAGTGACTGAGCACTGCTAGCGCGCGTGCCAATCCAATCCAACGTGTCCAGTTGCAGTGTGGCCTGGATTAAGGCATTTTCTTTTTGGGCATCAGTAGTGGCAGTGTCTAACCACTTCAGCGTGCCAAGCATCGTCAACGCAATGGCATCGCCTTCTGCCAATGAGAGGTAGCTGTTGTCTACGACCGAACCACCCAGCGCAGCAAGCGACATTGCCCTTTTCGCCTAGGTTCCCCCAGCGCGGTTGATCGCTGCATCTAAACCGATCTTGCCAGCGACAAAATCTTGGCTGATCTTTTTACCCAATACAGCGCTGGCTGTAGCAGGGTTGTTTCGCAACCACGTCTCTGTTGCCTTTTTCGTGGTGTCAATCTCGACCACACGGCCGCCGTCACCTTCAACAGGGCGGTCCTGGGTAAAAAAGCTAACTGGCAGCAGCACACAACGGCAGTTTGGGTGCGGGCTCTGCTTCACGTAATCCATTGGGAACCGCTTCCCATCACGCCCCATGCAAGTGGCGCATACCCGGCTATCAAGCAACGCCGACCACACCTGTTCGTTGTCGGTTTGCCAGGCTTCAGTCGTTTCAATCTGCCATAGCAACTGCTGCGCAATGCTGCCGGTGTCCTGCAGCCCGCTAGTAATGATCGCCTGCACTTGACGCTCAGTTGGCCGGATGATCGCATCGCCATAGACCTGGCCAATATCATCCGGGAACAGGCCAAGCAGGCGGCTGATCTTGTCCGCTACTGAACGCGGCAACCGATCAGTCAACATCTCGCCCCAAGGCACGCCGTTAATCACAACCTGCTGCATAGCGGCAGGGACAACAGTGGCGGCATTCAACGCACCGGTTGCAGTACCCCCAGTGCTGGCAACTACTTTGCGCGCCAGATCAAGCTGCTGATCAACGAAGTCCTGCACCACTGAGCTGGTCTGCATCGTCTCCATCAGTGGAGTCGCATAGCTCTGGGCCATGTAAGCCTCCACCGCAGCACGCAGCTCTTGAATGCGCGCCGTGCGATTAGGGCCAATCTCAGCCAAACCGTAAACGTCAATCTGGCCACGCACCCACCCAAGCGCCTCACGCAGACGCTTCAGTGCATAGCGTGTCAGCTTCGACTCAAGCTTTCGCTGCCTGATTGCTTGGGCTAAAAACTCCTCTAGGTCAGTCATCAGAACCCAAGCCTCTTCCACTCGGCCTCGAAGAAGCGCTGCATTGGAAATTCTTGTAGCAGCACAGGCCTGATCCAATCTCGGGCCGGGAACCGCTTCCCAGTGCTTGTCGTGTATCCCGTCAGAATCAAAGAGCTATACGGCACGTTCCAGGTAAACAAGCAGGTGGTGGCATTGACCACCGTGCGCTCCTGCGACAGCTTAAAAGCGCCTGTATCGACGATATTGCGCGGGCTGGTAACCACCTGGCCGTTCTGGCGAATGGTTATCTGCGGCCATTGATAGCGCTGCTGAACGATGCTCTCTTGAAACTTCGGGAAAACTTCTGTGCAGTAACGGCCAAAAACAAAACGGGCTCGCTGCACCAGCCGGGGCCCGTCCCATCGCTTGATATTAAACCTCGAATTAATCTGTACCACCCAGCATCTCCATGACGGCCTGCCGCAACATGATGTTGTCCTGATGCAGCTGGCGCATAATCTTGGCTAATTGCTCCCTCGGGGCGCTATAGGCAAGGCGCCTAGTGATCTCCAAAGCCAGCTGTTGTTCTAAGTAAAGCTTTGGACCGATCCCAGGCGCGTTACCCATTAGTCCGTACCTCTAGAAGGTTCCGCAGTCGATAGTGCCGATACCAATGAACAGGTTGCCGCCAAGAGTGCTGCTAGTACCTGTAGGTGCAGTAGCACCGCCAACGACAAGACCGTTCTCAGCCGTGACCGTAGTAGCGGCCAGCGCGTAGGTCGCTTTCAGGTCAGGGATATCAGCTGCAACCAAGGCACGGAACGAAGGCACCGCGTTGGCGCCGACAGCAGGCCCAGCAAGGAACGTGTTAGCCGCCTCTGCTGCAGACGTGATCGCAATGGTGCCGTTGGTAGTAACCGGGCTGCCAGAGACTGACAGCCAGCTGGGCACCGTGACAGAAACGCTGCTGACAGTGCCGCCGCCACCGCCGGAAGGCAGAACGACCCATGTAGTGCCGTTGTAAATCCAGCTGCCACTGGTGCCAACTGTGGTGCCAGAAACGACGGTGATGTCGCCCGCGGTCAGATCCGAAGTTGCAGCGATACCACCTGAACCCGCACCTTTATTGATCAGCGCTGCCGTGATCTTGAGGGTCGTGCTCGCGCCAGTGGCAGCTGTGACGTCAGTGTCAGCAAGCGAGAAAACCTTGGCGGTATTAGGTGTCTTGTTGACCCATTTCGTACCGTCCCAGCTCAACATCTGGCCGGACGTAGCGCCGGCAATGGTGACGTCAGTGAGCTTGCTGAGCGGCAGGTTGGTCAGCGTGCCGCTGCCGAAGTCAATGGTGCCGCCGAAAACGGTGGCGCTGTTAAAAGTTTGCGTTCCGGTCCATGTCTGGGCGGTGCCGATGTTGGCGTATTTGCCGGGGCCAGCAATCGCAATAATCGTCGTGGCCGCACCGCCGGTGCCAGAACCCTTGCCGTAATAAAGAGTGTCGTCCTGCTCGTTAAACGCCAGTTCGCCATTCAGCAGAGCGGCCGGCGCCCCAACAGCACCACCCGCAGCGCGGCGCTTAATCCGAATCTGGGTGGTCATCTGCGGCGAAAGACTTGACTTGGCCTAGGTTCCCGTCAAAAATTGCCCCCATCGGTTACCCGATTAGCGGTCCACTGCTTGGCGCTGTTGTCCCACTGCAGCAGGTCAAGGTTCTGCACGCCAACAGGAAGCCCAGCAGGCGCTTTCCATACCGGCGTTGGCACTGACGCTGGAACAGGGGCCACTGTTCTGACCGAAGCGTGCCTAGCTACACCTGTGGGCCACATGTCCGGTGTGCCGACGTAACCAGCAGGATCAGCAACACCGTTCAAGGTGTAGATCTTGCCGCTGTAGATGAACGAGAAGTTGTTGCTCGATGCCGAACCGCCGCCGCCCAAGTAGGGCTTGCTCGGGTCGGTCGGATCTGGCAGCGCGCCGGCCGCCAGGATCGGCTGCATCCGCGGGTCGTAGGTCGGAACCGATGTGTACGGCGCGACCACGAGCGCAGCCAAGGTCCCGCCGCCGACGCTTTCCAGCGTCAGAACATCACCGGCCTTGGTAACAGGCGGCAACCCAACACCCTTGAGTTGCTTGGGGTTGATCGCAACGGTTTCAAGCGTGCCGGCGGTTGCCTCGACATCAGTGGCGATCCGCAGAACGCCAGGCGCGACATTGGTTGCGGCCACGACGGAAATAGTCCCGCCGGCAATGTTGACGTTGGTGCCAATCTTGACCCCGCCAAGGGTTCCAGCACTGGCGACGGGCAAGGCATAAGGCGTTGATGCCCCTGCCGCCTTGACCAAGGCGCCGCCTTCCTTGACGTAGAGCGCGTCTTCATCAAAGGCGTAGCAAATCTCGCCTTCGCTCAACGCCGCCAGATTGGCCGTGAGATCTGCCTTGTTACCCCGTGCAATGCAGATCGGAGTCCGTGGATTAGGAACCGGCACCGCGCCTTTCGCCTATTGGCCTAGGTTCCCGATCAAAGCGGCACGGCAATGACGTTGTAGCCCTGGCGGATCAAACGACGCTTGAGAGCCGCCGCCTGGTCAGGGGCACAATCAATAATGGGCACGCGATCCGCCGGACGCATCGAGGGTGGCAGCTTGTCACTGGGCTCTAGGTAAAGCCGAATGACGCCCACCACCTTGGCCCACGCAGGGATAAACCCATGCTAGGCGGGCAGAATTAAGCGGTATTCGCCTGCAACCCATGGCAAGTAAGAAAGCATCTGCTGCTGAGAAGGCCATCGTTACTGACGACGCCCCAGTAGTGGAACCCACTAAGCCTGCAGTCAAGGCGAAACAGGAGCCTGCGCTAAGCCTTGACCGCCAGCAGGTCGTCGCAGCTTTGAATGCAGGAATCGAGGCATAAAAAAAGGGGCCGCAAGGCCCCTGAACATTCCAGAAACAGTCTGGCTCAGCTAACACCGCCGAAGCTG